ACAAGAAGCAGGTGGTAGAAAGAAAGAGATGCAATTCTTCTCCATCAAAGATTGCTCATCACTACCTCAACACTTTTGCAATTGGGATGACGACCCCAAGCGCTGGAATATGGCAGTTGAATTTGAAGGGAGAGCAAATGACAACCCATATATCACATCAATCCCTATGCAAAAACGTATTGCACCCCTACCTAAAACCATTAACTTAAAGCTGCTTAGAAGTGTCTTCAATGAACTACAAATTGGCAAAGGTTAAAACATATAGGAAACGTGATACAATAACACCACAAACAACGTCGTTCATTTCATAAAAAAACAGGAGAGGACATAATAAAATGGCAGAAGATAAGAACATTAACAACATACAAGAGTTGATAGACACACTGGAAGATATACTGGATGAATATACAGAACTATACCAGAGACGTGACATAATCAACATCATCAGGTTTTGTGAGAGACAAAGAGACGCAGGTAGAAAACTAAATGACATCATATTTTGGCTGAACAAATTAGGTAAAGACGCACAGGTAGATATCAATACATTAGTGGATGCATATGAGTAGAAGGTGGCTAAAGGTATGTCCCAAATGCGGCATAAACAAACCAATCTATTTATTTGGGATGCGTAAGATGAAGAAGACATTAAAGAAGTGCGGCACAATACGCACATATTATTACCCTCAGTCATATTGCTACGACTGCAGACATTAGGAAAGAAGATGAGCTACATAAACAAAGAGAAATTAATAACAAGACACGGTGACAGGTGG